GCCACTGCCGAGGTGGCGAAGTTCGAGGCTGAGCTGTCGAAGGCCAAGGAAATCCTCGACCAACTCAGGGCGTCGAGCGACACGGTCTTCTCGCCAGCTACGTTCAACCAGGACGCCAAGGTCCAGGGGCTGGAGCAGGCCCTAGAGAAGGCCAAAGCAAAGCTCGAGGAGATCAAGAACACGGAGGTCGCCCCTAAGGTCGACGCCGCTCCCCTGTCTCAGCTCGACTCGGCGACCGACCAGACCAAGGGCAAGCTCGACCAGCTCAGCTCAGTGTCGGTCGCGCCCAAGGTCGACACGGGCTCGATCAGCGCCGCGGTCGGCGTCGTCGACCAGCTGTTGTCTAAGCTCGCGCAGGTCGGGTCTGCGGCAGACGGGGCTGCCGCCAAGGTCTCACGTGCCGCGTCGACCGCGACAGCCGGGGCTAGTGCCGCGAGCCGGGCCCTGACGAGCCTCGACCGGTCTAAGCAGGCAAGTAACGCGTCGAGCCCAGCGTAGGAGTAGACCGTGTTCGTGCTCATGGGCCTCGGCCCCTTCCGCTTCAGTCTGTCGACGTTCTCCTATGACGAGATCAAGCGTCGAGCCGAGGCCCGAGTGGAGGAGGTCAAGATCATCGGCTCTCGGCCCTCGCTCCATCTAGGAGGCTTGGAGGTCGAGACGATCGAGATAAAGTCGGTATTCCACCCCATGCACGTCGCGGGTAACACGGGGCTGTACCAGGTCGCGGCCATGAGAGCGGCAGTGGGCTATAGCTATCCGTTCGTCGGAAATCGTGTCGGTGTCGGGGACGTGTTCGGCACCTGGATGCTCACCGCAGTCGAGGACACCCAGAAGGAGATCTTCGTCGACGGTCTGGGACAGGCCGTGGAAGTCGGCGTCGAGCTCAAGTACGACGGCCGGTCTAGGTCTGCCGGCGCGGCGGCGGCTCTCGCGAGCTTGATTCGCTGATGGCCCGGTCAGCTCGTATATCGGTCCTAAACAAGGACACGGGCCAGGACCTCACTAAGACGTGGGGCCCACGACTGGTGTCTGTCGTGATAGACGACGACCGTGGAACTGACAGCGACAAGGCGTCTATCGAGCTCGACGACTTAGACGGTCAGGTGATCTTCCCCGAGCCCGGTCAGAAGCTCACCATCAAGGGAGGTTACGTCGGTGAGCCAGGCGACGTCGGCGGCGACTACGAGGTGGACCAGGTAGACCTGAACGGCTGGCCTCAGTCTATCACGGTCAACATGAGCACCGTGTCTGCCAGCACGGACACCAAGGTCCGCAAGACCGAGGCTCACAAGAAGGAGGAGACGAGCACACTCGGCGCGCTGATGCGCAAGATCGCCAAGCGCAACAAGTGGACTCCCAAGATCGACCCGAGTCTCGACAAGGTCAAGATCCCATACCAGGGGCAGACCTCTGAGTTCGACATGCAGTTCGCGAATCGTGTGGCCAAGAAGTACGGAGGCGTTGTCACCGTCAAGAAGGGTAACATGGTCGTGATCAAGCCCGGTCGAGGCAAGAGCGCGTCTGGCCAGCAGATGCAGACCCTGTACGTCTCTAGGGGCGTGAACCTGGTCTCGTATAGCGTCAGCTACAAGAAACGTCAGGAGCACAAGAAGGCCGAAGCCCACACGTTTGACCGTAAGGACGTCAAGCGCGTCGACGTCGACGCAGGTAAGGGTGAGATCACCTACAAGCTTCGTCAGGCGTTCGTAGACAAGGACGAGGCTAAGGCGGTCGCGGAGTCGAAGCTCTCGGACCTCAACCGCGGTGCCCAGTCCGCGACGTTCGTGATCGAGGGCGACGTCACAGCCTGCGCGGAGAGACCCGTGACCGTCAGAGGTGCGAGACCTCGCGCGGACGGTGACTGGAGCACTAAGCGCGCGAGCCACAAGTTCGCCGACGACAAGTACGAGACGACCCTCGAGTGCGAATCTCCCGACTCTAAGGACGACGAGGACGACGAGGACGAGAAGTAGGAGACTGACTTGGCAACTGGAGACCTGGTCGAGATCACCGTCACGCGTCGAGACGACGGAGCTGCGGTGTACACGACGATCGACGGTGACACCGTGGGTAACGTGTGCTGCCGCTACTACGGCCATGAGTGGGATACGACCGAGGCCGTACTCGCCGCAAATCCGGGCCTGGCCAGGAGAGGCTTGGTCCTAGAGGCCGGCGTCAAGATCCTGCTTCCCGACCCACCACAGTCGTCGAGCCCCGGCACTGTCAACCTGTACGACTAGGAGAAGTAAAGTGAGCATGACAGTAAAGCAGGTCCAGGAGGCCCTGATAGAGCGGGGCTACGACCTAGGCTCGTCAGGTGCGGACGGAGACGCGGGAGCCAAGACTGTCGCGGCCCTGACGTCGTTCCAGCGGTCCTCGGGCCTGGTGCCAGACGGCATCGCCGGTCCCCTAACCGTACGTGCGCTGAGCGTCAAGCGCACCGACAACGGCGGACCTGAGCTCGACAAGAAGTCAGGCAAGTCACCCGTGCCTACAGTGGCTTTGCGCGCCGAGCCCGACATGCCGCCGTGGTTGACGTTGGCATCGCACGACCTGGGCACCCACGAGGGTGTCGGCAAGGCCAACAACCCAAAAGTCGTCGCGTTCTTCAAGGACGCCGGCTTTCCGGGAGTCAAGGACGACGCGACGGCTTGGTGCGCGGCCTTCGTGGGCGCCCAGCTAAAACGCTCAGGGTTCGAGCCGTCTGGCAGTCTGGCTGCACGGTCGTACGAGGCCTGGGGCGTCGGCCTCAAGGACCCCGTGCTCGGCTGCGTCTGCACCAAGAAGCGCGGCAACTCATCCTGGCAGGGCCACGTGTTCCTCGTCGTGGGCCTCAGCGCCGACGGCAAGACTGTCTTCGGTCTCGGCGGCAACCAGTCAGACGCCGTGACTGTCGCGGCGTTCAAGCGCAGTGAGGTGACCTCGTTCCGCTGGCCGTCGAACTTGCCGATCCCTACCACTACCAAACTCCCCACCACTGTTGCCGGCGCCAAGGCCGGCGTATCGGAGGCCTGAGAACATGAGCGCGAACATCGCACCGTCGCGATACTACGACAACCCCACCGGAGTCCTGCTCGAGGACCTCCAGGCGATCGTCAAGAAGGAGGGCGGCTACGTCGAGAGGGCGTCAGAGCCCGGCGGCGCCGGTAACTTCGGCGTGAGCTTCAACCAGTACAAGGCGTGGCGCGCCCTACACAAGCAGAGCGAGCCGACGCTCGAAGACCTCAAGTCCATGCTGCCGTCCGAGGCCGTCAAGATCTACGCCAACATGTACGCGCCGCCGATCTGGTACCACCTGCTGAACCCAGGCGTCGCCAAGGTCATGCTCGACGGTGCCGTGAACCGCGGCGTGGGCGGCCAGATCGGCGACGCTCAGGAAGCCATGGGTCTCGACGTCGACCACACGGTCGGGCCCGTGACGCTCTGGGCACTGACGCACCGCCCACACGACGAGCTGATCGACCAGCTGTGCGACTTCCGCCTGGCCAAGCAGAAGACGTTCAAGCTCTACGACGTTGAGGCTTTGCCCGACAAGAAGCCTGGGCTCACTTGGGGCACTATTTGGGATACAAGAGTGCAGCAGCTTAGAGTTGACGCCCACAACGCTGCTAAGGTCTCCACAGGAGTGTAGCAGTGAGCCGGTCTCTGAGTCAAGCTCGCCTAAAGGAGCTACTATCCTATGACCCAGAGACCGGCTTATTTAAGAGACGTGAAAGTCGAGGTGGCCAGAATGAAGGTGACGTAGCTGGAGCAGTTCATGACGACAGGTATGTCATCGTTGGCGTAGATGGCCAAAGGTATTTAGCTCATAGGCTAGCCTTTCTCTACGTGAAAGGGTATATGCCGCCTTATGTAGACCACGAAGACGGTGACGGCTTTAATAATAAGTGGTGTAACTTAAGAGAAGCCACTTACTCTCAGAACGGCGCTAACGCTAAGCTCAATAAGAATAATACAAGCGGTCATAGAGGTGTAAAGTGGGAGCCCTCTAGAAATAGGTGGAGGGCACGAATTAAGCATCAGAATAAGCTCATAGAGCTAGGACGCTTTAAGGACCTAGAAAGCGCGGTAACTGCCCGACTTGAAGCCGAGAATAGATTATTCGGCGAATTTGCGAGGAAGACATGAAGATGACCGAGCCGCTTTGTCTTGAGCTTACGCGAGAGCAGTTCACAGCCTATATTCACGACGTGCTGCCTGATAAGATTAAGTTATGGCGTCCTCGCGGCGTGGTTCTCCATAATATGGGACCACCTACGTTAGCCAACTTTTACGTCGACACATTTCATCAGAATCGGCCGATGACCGGTGCTCAACGCGTCAAGAACACGTGGGAGTCCTACCGCAAGCAGGGATGGTCTGGCGGTCCCCACCTCTTCTGCACAGACCGGGAAGTTATTCTTGGTAACCCACTCTGGATTTCCGGCACCCACTCACCGTCGTGGAACCAGACCTTCTGGGGTCTGGAGATGCCGGGCGACTACGACAAGGAGCCGTTCCCAGACGGTCTTCGCGACATGGTGTCGTTCGTCTTGGCGACGCTGTACGCGGCTCTGGGACACGAGCCGACGGCCGACACGTTCCACCTCCATAAGGAGGACGTCGCGACTCTGCACAAGCGCTGCCCCGGTAAGAACGTCGGGACTAAGGCCGAGTGGCTCGTCATGATCCACGACCAGATGAAGGCCCTGAACCCTCACGGCTGCGTTCACGTAGCAGAGACACATTAGCCACGTTACGCGACAGCGTGGCTGTGTTATACTAGCCGGGTCTCCATAGATAGCCGAACTTAGCTCGGCGATACAGAAGGTAACAAGCACATGGTCAAGTCGCTCCTATTCGGAACCGGGGCTGTCGTAGCGTCCTCCATCGCCGCCATGACCGGGACCTTGTCCTATCAGGCTACGTCGAACCTTCCAGTGGACGTGAACTACGCCCTGCACCACGCACTGCTCGTCCTGATCCTGGGTTTCGCAGCCCTGGGCGTCGTCGTGCTCTGCGTGCGTGGCGCGTTCCGTACGGGTCTCTGCTTCTTGCTTCTCGCCTTCGCCGCCTTCAGCTTCGGGTCTGCCTCGGCTTTCGCCCAGGACGTCGCGACGGTGACTGGGTCGAAGCTCACGATCAACACCGGCTCGGCCTTCATGCAGTACGGCCAGGAGCTCATGGGCTGGGCGATCACGGCCCTGTCGGGCGTCATCTCGGTCGCCGTCGGCGTCTACGTCCCGTGGGCCAAGTCCGTCGCGACTCAGCAGCGCCTGCAGCAAGCTGGCGAGGCCCTGGCCGAGTACGCGATCAACGCCGTGCCGAACTCCGTCAGGGACGGCAAGGTGACGATCGACCTCGGAGCCAACGTCGTGGCGACCGCTGTGGCACACGGTATGAACGTCCTCCCGGCCAAGGTCATCAAGGCGGCCAAGGGCGGCGGCGGTCTGGCGGCGATCATCTTCCGTGTCCTCGACCTCGAGGATGGAGCGAGCAAGACCAACGTCCTCGACCCGGCGATCGCCAAGCTGACCAGCACCGGCGTCATCAAGTAGGGGCGACGACGTGATCAGCCTCCCACTGTGGGCCACGGCCCTGATAGACCTCACCGTCAAGGTCGTGACCCAGTGGCTGGCGAATCTTCGCGCTGAGCAGGCCCTCAGGGACCTCGGCGCGAAGACCCAGGCTGTCGACAGCGTCCGGCAGGCCGAGGTTCAGGAGTCAGCTGCCCGAGCTGCCGGTGAGGCCGCCCAAGACGCTGAGGACGACTCACAAGATCTGAGAGATTGATATGGACGGATGTACGATAACGGGCCTAGCGTTCATTGTCCTCCAGGCGACAGTCCACTGTCCCCAGCCGGCCGTTCCCGTTGCCCGGTTCTGCGAGGTCTCTCGAATTATTCGGTACTCGAGACAGGATACCGCAGATACGCGGAGGCAGTTAAGATACCACAACGCTTCGGTGCGCTCCGCGTGTGGAGGCGCAAAGTGAGGTTAGTGCGACCCCACAGACCACTTATGACGCCACACCCAGCAGGACCCTACAGCACCTACAGACTGTTCGAGTGGTACTCGTCGGTGACGATGCTACTCATGGCCTTCACGTTGGCTCTGCCGGGTGACACGCTAGAGCGAGGGGCTCTGAAGCCCATAGCTGACATGGGAGTGAGCGAGGAGAGTCTGGCAGTCTTCTTCACGTGTATAGGCGCAGTCAGGTGCCTGGCACTGTACCTCAACGGCCACATCAACAACTTCAAGGTAGGTCCCAAGGGCGCGGTCATACGTGCGGTCTGCGCGACACTGGGTTGCTTCATCTTCTCTCAGTTCACCATGGCTCTTATCTACGACGGCATGTACGTAGCTAACGCGCCGGCTCTCAACATAGGCGTCTTCGGGGCTATGGCCGGGTTCGAGGCCCTGTCTGTCTACATCGCGGTTCAAGACGCACAGGTGCGCAACAGTCGACTGGCTGCGGCCGTCGACCTCGTAAGAGGGATGGACGGGTAATGGAGGGCGTTCTCAAGGACGCGCTGTCGTCACAGCCGATCCTTCAGGTGTTCGCGGGCGCGATAGCGCTCATGGTCGTCGCGTACATGGTCATGAGAGGAACCAAGGACAGGGAGTCGACGCCGGCGAGCCCCACGCTGCCAGCGCCGGCGCCGGGCGGTATAACTGACGTCCCCGCGATGTTCGCTCAGGGACCTCAGGAGATGATGAACACCTTCAGGGAGATACGCGACAACTTGCGAAAGTCGGCAGAGAACAGCCAGCGTCTGATCGACTACGTCGACAAGCTGTCCGACGACGTCAGGGCGATCAAGGACGACGGGCACCAAAGGACCGACATCCTCCGGTCGATCGACAAGGAGCAGTCGATAGCGAACCGCGCAGCTCACCCGGCTCGTAACCCGTGAGGTGCGACGTGCCCGGTCAGGACCTGAGCCTGGTCTGGGGTCTGGTCCTGCTCTTCGTCGGTGTCATAGTCGGGCGGCTGTCGCATAAGGTATCACCGCCCGACGACGCGGACTAGATCCAGTCCGTGATGCGCGTGCCCAGGACCTGCTGGGCAAGGCTCTTCTTCTCTCGCAGGTTGGCGTAGATCTTCTCGTTAATCGAGTACGGCGTATACAGGTCGTTGTACAGCACCGGCTCGTCCTGACCGATGCGCATAGTGCGGTCCTCAGACTGAAGTCGGTGCTCGAGGTTGTATCCGTTACAGAAGTAGTGGTTGACCTTGCCCATCGTCAGCGTACGGCCGTAGCCCATCGAGGACTGGTTGGCGAGGATGTAGCGGATCTCAGCGTCGGGGTCCTGGAAGCTCGCCACGACACGCTCTCGTTCATCGTCCGGCACGCCGCCGTAGTACCTCCCGACGGCCTTGGTCCCGAACTCGTCGCGCAGCCTGTCGAACAGGTGCTCGTTCAGGCCGCGGTAGCTGCACCAGACGATCTGCCGCTTCTCTGACTGCTCGATGCTCGCGACGAGCGCGTCGGGCCTGTTGCTCTCGACGATCTCGAAGGTCCCGTCGGGGCGCTTGATCTGCCCGCACGCGATCTGGTCGAGGCGTGCGATGATGCCGAGGGCGTTGACGGCCTCGACGATCGTGCCGTCTCCGAGCTCCGCGATGGCCTCGTCGCGCATCTGCCTGTAGAGCTCGGCCTGCTTGTCAGTCAGTGGTACCGCGGTCTTCTTGTAGATCTTCGGAGGCAAGTCGACACAGTCGCGGCGCTCCTTGATCGAGCTGAACTCGCAGATGACGCGGTTGAGCTTGTCGAGGTTCTGGTAGCCCGCGATCGTCGGGAATGAGTCCTTGCCGCCCGCTCCCCGGAACTGCTTCTCGATGACGGCGTACTCGGCCCGGAACTCGGTGAACGTCCCGAACCTCAGAGCTCTCGGGCTGAGGAACAGGGCCTGGCCCCACATGTCCAGGGGCGACCTGGTGATGGGCGTGCCGCTGAGGACGCGCCTGAAGCCGGCACGGCGGCCCAGCTCTACGACGGTCTTGGCTCGCATCGCCTTGTAGTTCTTGATACAGGTGCTCTCGTCAACGACCATAAAGGCCCCGACACGTCGCGTCTTCATGAAGCCCGCCGCGACCTTGGCGCCCTCGGTCGACATGCGCTTGCGCTTGTCCATTGCGAGCGACTCGACGTTGATGCACAGGATCCTGAGGCGGTCACCTGCGGACGGGTCGGCGAGGTTCTTGATCGCGCGCTTCTCAGCGGCTCTGAGCCCCGACCTGTAGACCTCGCATTGGTAGGGCACGTCGGCCGGCATGTGCTCGGGGATCTCGTTGTACTTCCAATTGGTGTACTCGCCCTTCTTGGCGACGATCACCGCGACGTCGATCTGTCCGGTCTTATAGAGCCAGGCCATCGTGTCGACCATGACCTTCGACTTGCCTGTGCCCATCTCCCAGAACAGGCCCCGGTACGGTGCGTCGCGCGACACGACTAGCTCCTCGGCCTGATGAGCGAGCGGTGGGTGCTTGAACGTCATGTTTTCTAGTGCTTGCTGCATGTCCCTCACCTGTCGTCTTGATACGAGACCGGGACCTGACATTGACAACGAGTCATGCCAGATCCCGGAAATATCTAGTCGCTCACGCGCCTAGACAGGTCGTGTATGGAAAGGCCTAGAACGGGATGTCGTCGTCCTCGGCCGGCTTGGTGTCGACACGACCGCCCGAGGCGCCGCCGGCGTCGCTGACGGCGTGGTCCTCGTTGCCGCGCACGACCTGGCCCTTCTGCATCTGCTCGGCGAAGAGCTTGGCGGAGCGGTACTGCTCAGGCGAGACGATCTGGTCGAGACGCGTGATGTCGAAGTTCGACCAGGTGTTGTTGTCCTTCTGCTCCTTGACCGTCTTGAGACGGTAGGGGTAGAGCCACCGCGGCGCCTGCTTCTGCGTGCCCGGGATCAGCGTGGACATGAGGGCTGTGTTCCAGCGCCGCGACTTCTTGAGAGCCGTAGACTTCATCGGGATGATGATGCGCTCCCAGTTGCCCTCGGTCGGGTGGAGCATGAACACGTAGTGGTAGGTCGTCTCGACGATCAGGTTGCCGCTGGCGAGGCGCGGACGACCGCGGTCGTCGGGCTTGGTCTCCGACATGATCGTGCCGTTGACGTCGTGGTCGGCGACGTAGCCACCGCCGCTGTCGCGGTCGACCCACTCGACGAGCTTGCGCTCGTAGCCGCACGGGATGACGACGACGCCCTCCTCACGACCGTCGAACGCCTCGCCAGACACGTTGTTGTAGAACATGCCGGCCTTGGCGCCCTTGACGTACAGGGCGTGGTCCTCGTTGACTTGCGGCGAGTTAGACTGCAGGATGTAGAGGTAGGGGACGGCCGCGTCGGCCATCGACATCTGGACGCCAGACCCGGCGTCGGCTTCGATCTCCGACAGGAAGTCGGCGGGGATCACGGCATTGACTTTCTCTTCGACAGGGGCGACAGCCTGTCCAGTCTTGGTCGCGCTAGCCATAGTCGTGTTCTCCAAGTACAGGTTGCTCAGGCTTCCTTAGCCCGCTTGATGACGGCCTTGCGGCCCATGTGGACGCCGAACATGTCGAGTGGGATGGAGGCGCCCTTCTCCATCATCTCGCGCACGAACGCCTTTAGCGTCTGTGCGTGAACGCCGCGAGTCATCTCGGGATCTACCGGATGCTCGTTGAACCCGCGGGCGAACTGCAGGAAGGCCTTGGCGAACTCGTGCTCGCCTTTGCCGAAACTTGTCGCGACGGTCGTCTTGATGATGCCGCCGTGGTCGTTGACCTCGAGCCAGTCGAGGGCCTCGTCTTTGCGGTCAGCAGGGATCGACGCGTTGTAGAACGGCCTGACGCTGACCTTGGTGCCGTTCTTAGTCTTGAACTCCGAGAGTCCGACCTTGTCCATGGCCTCGGGAAGCTCACGCTGCTCGATGTCGGTGAGCTTGCGCTTCTTGTCCTTGAGTAGGATCTCCATGGTCGTGACCTCCTCCTCGAGGAGGCTCTGCTGGTAGGTCAGCTCGGCGACGCGGGCCTTGTCGGCGTCGGTCGCGTTCTCTTTCTTAAAGGACGCGGAGTCCTCGGCAGCCATCGCTAGGACGTCTTGGTCCACTGTCACTCTCCCTTAATCTCAGGCAGCGTCTTCGTGGCGACGAGGGCCTCAGCCAACTCCTTGACTAGCCTGATCAGGCGGCTGCCGTCCATGTAGTCGGGACGAGAGCCGTTGACCTTGACCAGCCGTCCGTTCTCGATCTCTAAGACCGTCTTGTCGTCGAGTCTGTACTGCATGACGCCCCCGTGTCGCTCACAAGACACTTGTACTACGTGTCGAGGTGCTTCGTATACGGGCTAGATAGCAGGAGCCTCAGCGCGTCCCAGTCGTAGGTCTTGCGCATCTCGAGGCAGGGCTCTAGGTCCTCGACCCATATGGTGAGCCACTTGCGCTCCACGGTCCTCGGCACGGCCAGCACGGTCGACGCGTGGTAGACGCCCATGTAGCCGTCTCTGGCGTCTCGGCCCGCGATCACGAAGAGGTTCGTCGCGCCGGCACGAAGCTGACGACTGGCGAAGTTGAGCTGGAACCTCTCAAAGTAGAGCTTGCCACTCTTCTCCATCTTGGTCTCGACCCAACCGCACACTCCATTGAAGCAGGTGTGACAGTCCCACATGCCAGAGGCTATTAAGTTCTCGACGCGGTCGACGGCGCCCCAGGCCTTGAGCTTTGGCGCTAGTCGCGCGAACAGTGCTGTCTCGAGCATAGTCCTGTCTCCTTAGCTGACCACCACGCCCGGAGGCGCGTTCTTCTTGGCCCACTTGGTGTCGACCGTGCCCCAGCTGTCACCGACGTCTGGGTCCGCCAGGTGTGGCACCGTGAGCGTCGGTAAGGCCGTCTCCATGACCTCCTTGATGCGCCATGCCGAGCGGTGGTCGTAGATCGTCTGGTTAAGCTCGTCGTACACCTGCACCTGCGGAGTGAGGCCCTCGCGGTCGAGCATGACGATCGCCGTCTTAGTCTGGTCGGCGGCCGTGCCCTGCACCATCGCGTTGAGGGCCTTGTGCGCGTAGGCCCGGACGACCTTGCCCCAGAGCATCTCAGCCTCGGCCCTGTCCCTGACGGGCAGAGACCTCTTCTTCCAGTCCGCAGCCTCCCAGCTGTCGAAGCGACGCTTGCGGCCGAGCAGCGTACGGATGTAGCCCTGACCCTGCACGACCTCCATGCAGCGCTCCTCGAGCTTCTTGAGGAACGGTACGCCCTTGCGGTGGATCTCGAGGATCTCCTCGGCAGCCTCGACGCTCAGGCCGAGCTTGTTGGCGAGCTTGTACTTGCCCATGCCGTAAGCCGAGCCGAGGTTGATGTCCTTGGCGACGCGGCGCTCGACCTCTATACCCGACCGCTCAAAGATCAGGTCCTTCGTCATGTCGTGGTAGTCGGTCGTCGGGTCGTCGAGGTACTTCTGTCGGGCCTCTCTTGCCCCCTCGTAGCCCTTGATGTAGCCGAAGTGCAGGGCGATGCGCGGCTCCTGCTGAGAGAAGTCGTGCTTGCACCACTCGCCACCGTAGTCCGCGACGAACAGCGCCCGGACCTTCTTGCCCCAGCGTGGGTGGCGCGACGGTATCTGCGTGAGGTTCGGCTTACTCGAGGCCACACGTCCGGTCGTCGTGCCGTTCTCGCGGTCTTCGTCGTCGGCCTTGAGCTGGTGCCACTGCGGGTGCAGCCTGCCGTTGATGCTGCGGTTGATGACGAGACCCTCGACGAAGTCTCGACGCATCTTGTTCATGTTGCGGTAGTCGACACAGAGCTGCAGGCCCGAGTGCAGGTGGGCATGCTGCTTGAGCCACTCGTTGGTGATCGAGGGCTGACCGCGCGGGTGGGAGGCGGTGGGCTTGGTGAACGGGACGTGCGCCTCGAGGCCCTCCTGCTTGAGGACCTCGAACATCTGCCTGACGTTCCAGGGGTCTAGTCCATTGCGGACACCACCAAAAGACAGGTTGATCGCGCTTAGGAGCTCCTGCTCCTCGACCTTGATCTCCTGCGACAGCTGGTCGGCACGGTCGAGGCTGACCGCGACGCCGTGCTTCCGCATCTTCCACAGCACTGGCGTCAGGTCGCACTCTAGGTCCCACACGGGCATCAGCCGCTGCTGCTCGATCTCCTTGAGCTGAGCGAGCAGGATCAAGATGGGGTTGAGCGCGTCGTCCTCGGCGTACTCGCCGGTGTACTGTGGCGGCATCATCCAAAGCTGCCGCTTCTTGTCGAGGCCCCAGTTGTCGGCAGCCTCCCTGAGCAGGTCCTCGCTCTTGCCGTAGCCTAGGTACGCGTTGGACAGGGCCTCGAGGCTGAAGCCACCCGGTCGCTCCTCGTCGAGCAGAGGTCCCGCGACCTGGATGTCCTTGACCGGCCCGACGACCTTGATGCCCAGGGAGTCCAGAGCCTCGATGTCGTACATGCAGTTGGCCGCGACCTTGACCTGGTCGGGTCGACTGAGCTGCGCCCTGACGTACTCGACGACGAAGTTGCGGTCGAGCTGCGGTCCGATCGCGTGGTCGAACGGCAGGTAGATCTTGAAGCCCGTCTCCGTCGCGAGGGACACGCCGACGACACGCGCGTCCCCGCGCAGGAACCCCGGCCCCATCTTGACGAGGTCGGTGTCCTTGGTCTCGCAGTCGAACCCGACGTACTTCGCGTACGACAGGTCGGGGAACTCCGTAGGCAACTGCCACGTCGAGGGAGTCTCGAACATCGGCAGCTGGATGCCCCCAACGTGTTTATTCCGTGTCGATCGCGCCATCGTACTTGACCCACTCCCTTCCGGCTCGCGTCCACCACTCGCGGCTCTGTGAGTGTGGGTACTCCCTGCGGAACACGATGCGCTTGCACGACGTGTTGAGCAGGACCTTGGTGCAGTCGACGCACGGGCTGTCCGTGCAGTAGATCGTCTCGACGTCGTCGACGTCATGGCACTGAATGAGGCAGTTCATCTCGGCGTGAACCGCCTCACACAGACTGAGGCCCTGACCTGACGGCTGACCCGCTCCTGGGCAGGGCGTGTCGATGCAGTGTGGCGACCCGCGGGGCGGACCGTTGCGGCCGTTCGACATAAATCGGCCCTTGGTGTCGACGGCGACTGCGCCCACCTGACGGCGCGGACAGGTACCGCGCTTGGCCGAGGTGAACGCCATCTCCATCCACTGCTGGTCGGCGGTTATGCGTCCCACGACGACTGCTCCTTCGCCTCTCCGGTCTCGGCAAGCTGCCACAGGTGCGACACCAGGTCGTCGGCCGTGGAGAACTTGTAGACGTCGACCGTCGGACCGTCGTCGGTCCCGTTCTGGTCGGTCGTCTTGAGCACGAGCCTCGCAGCGTCGAAGTTCTCCTCGTAGACGTGCTTGGACCCGGCGGTCAGGTGCAGGTCACCCAGCCCGACGACCCGGCCGGTGCATGTCCGGAGCTTGATCGCGACATAGGCGGCGATCATCGAGAAGTTGAATACGTCGTAGACGTGACCGAGCCACAGGTCCGAGGACCGCATAGATGCGACACAGTGGACGATGTCTTCACGGTACAGGAACTGCAGCGACAACGTGCAGGGGATGTCCTTGGACGGGCCTGGGTTCTCACGCCAGATGTTGAGGACGGCCTGACGCGAGTCCGGGTCCTTGACCAAGCAGTCGACGACGTACTCGAGCTGGTCGACTACCTTGGGTCCGTAGGCGCCAGCGAACTTGTGCCCGTCATCGCTGAACTTGCTGATGTCCTTGGAGTACGGGGCGATCGTCGCGACCTTATCGTCGCCGGACAGGATCCACGCAGCCTCGGCCGCGAGGAACTTGTAGCCGAGCTTGCGCTCGGGAACCACGATGACCGGTCGCGTCATGTCGACCGTCAGGGCCTTGTAGCCGACGACCTCTAGTGTGTTGCGGCCGCGGGGGCTGACCGGGTCTCCGTCGTTCATGACCGTGTCGAGGTCGAGGACCCAGGCCTCTGTCGCGCTGATGTTCACGTGAATACCTTCCAGATGTGGAGTGGGTCGTTGCGGCGGTCGGTCCCCCAGTCGCGGGGGTGTACGACGACGTCGGAGACGAGGACGCCGAGGTTGGTGAGGGCCTCGTGCGGACCCTGCCCGAGAGCCACGACCTTAGTCGTGCGGGCTATCTCCCGGATAGCGGAGACGGTGCGCTCCTCGTCCGGGTGTCCCAAGTCGACGTAGCACAGGTCGATCTCCGGGACGTCGGAGTTGTCGAGCGCCTGAGACCACCGAAGCCCGTCGCGGCTGTCGTAGTTCGTGAAGGGGCCGTGGCCCGACTTGACGCTGAGTAGGTCGCAGCCGTCGCCGACGACGAGATACTTGGCGCGAGCGGGCGACCCCGACAGGTTGTGGAACGACAGGTCCTTGGCGAAGTCCGGCAGCAGCGCCCGCTCGTCCTCGGCCGTCTCGAGGACGTACTGCACGACGCTGTCGAGGTCGTGGCCTTGCTGGAACATGTCGTACGTCGAGACGGCCGGGACCTTGTTGGCGGACATCTCACCGAGAACTGAGACGAACTCGTCGTAGACGCGGTTCATGCCACTGTCGTACATCTCCTCGCGCTGCTGCTTGAGGAGCTCGTAGTGGTTGAGGTAGTGCTCTCGGTCCTCGGGCAGACAGAAGACGTACGACACGCCGTGGCGTGACGCGACGCGCTGAAAATGGCGGTACATGAGGGGCCACTTGCTGCCGCCCCGGTACGCTGCGGCGTACACGAGCTCCGACGGCCACCATCGGTCAATCACGACGGGCTGGTGCTCAGCGCGGAGCAGCGCCATCTTGAGGGCGGCACCATGGTAGCAGTGCATCCGGTCCTTGAACCTGTAGGTCAGGTGGACGTAGTGCCCGCCGACGTAGTCGCAGATCTTCTCCGCGAGCGTCGACTTGCCGACTCCATCGGGCCCTTCTAAGATAATGATTGGGTGCTTACTCATGACCTCATTCCTCTGGCCCAAGCGTCTCTGCAGGCAGGGCGTGTAAGTGCTTCTTCAAGCGGCCAGTTTAACTTTAGGCGCCCTCTAAAGCAACGTAAACTGACAGAGGCATGGGCAAACTTATCAACCAGCTCTGTCTGCGTATACAGCAACCCCTGGTACTCGACTGTCCTATGTTCCTTTGCCACATTCTCTTGGTTCGTAATCCACCGACAGTTTTCAGGTGAATAGCCAAGGTGGTTCTTCTCTCGATCTAGGACAAGCTCAGGTGAAAACCCATTATCGAGAGCCCACAGCACGAAAGCCTCTCGGCCAGCTGAACCATGCCATTCGTCACAGACTCGTATACTTGAATGTGTGCCTGACTCAGCCGCGTTAATGCGCCGATGCATGGCCCACCAACGGTCAACAAGCTTTAAGACTTTAACCGTAAAGTCTTTGCGCTCGTCGGTACTCATACCAGGCCCTTGTCCTCTGCGACGCTCTGCTCGAGGGTCATCTCGTAGGTGCGACCGTCCTTGTGTACGAGCTCACACAGCGACTTCGGCACCCAGACGGCACTGTCGCGGTCCCCGTCTGTCGAGACGAGGTACGCCATCTTGGTCTCGTGGTGGAGCACGACGTCGAGGTCTGTCAGGTTACTCCTCATAGGTCATCTCCTAAACCGCCACATAGAGCAAATATGCTCAACAGTATAAGTGCACAGAAGACCACCTGACCTACTACCTGGAATATCTCGTAACCACTCATGTGGGGTCTCCTCTGTACATGAGAAGACCGTACATCGTCGTGACCTTCTGCGTAAAGCGGCTACTTGAGGTACTCCGTAAGCACTGGAGCCGTCCAGCCCGGCGGCTTGATGACGTCGAACGTCGTGCCCCGCTTGGACTGCTCGGGCCGGGTCGCTCGCTCCTTGGCCATGTTGGCCGCGTGGACCGTGTCGAACGCCTGGTCGAAGCGGTTGAAGCCGTGGAACAGGGCCGTGCCATGCAGGACGTACGACAGGTCGACGAGGGCGTCGAGCTGGCCGTGGAAGTCGCGCTCGCCGTCACGTCGACGCATGACCGACCCGACGGTCATCATGTGCGAGATGACCGTCCTGATCGCGCTGGCGACCTGCATGAACCCAGAGCACTCGGCGTACTCGGCCTGCTCCTCGAGCATGAAGTTGATGCGGAACAGCGCCTCCTCGTCGGTCAGCTCACGCGGCGCCTCCTGCTCGACGCCGGGCAGGCCGAACTTGTCGTGGAAGTGTGCGACCTTTTGGAAAGGCGTCATCTCGACAGTCTTGGTGCCGCCCCCATATAGGCGGTACATGTGCTGTCTCTTAGCCTCACTGCGCGTGACGCCGATCTTGTCTGCGATCTCCTGGTAGAAGTCGCCACCAGTAGCCGCCTTCTCTTCGTGGCTCATGTCCGCCCTCCCGTGGATCTGCGTGCTCATCGTACGTCTGCCTCAGGTGTTGCCGGGCATGCCCGAGTTGTGGGGTGTGACGCGCCCGACGCCGGTCTTGGTCGGGTCGTAGAGGCCCTCGGCCCGCGACGCCAGGTCGTGCCAGCGCTCGCTCGAGGTCCAGGGCTCGGACACCGGCGGGACCGGGCCGTCGTACTTGCGCGGCTTACCAGTCGGCAGCCGCAGCCGCCAGATGCAGTTCCGCGCCTCGGTCGGGTAGAGCGGCGCGAACACGTTGGCGAGCATATTCGAGTCAAAGTAGGAGGACAGGCGCTCGTAGACCGCCTTGCTGCCGGGATAGTCCGTGAACATCCGGTCACGGTAGTCCCGGATCGACGCGAAGGTGCCGAACTCCTCGGCGACCTCGAGGCCGACGTCCTCGATCAGCCAGCCCAGAGCCTCATGCTTGTACTCTGAGACGTGGTTGTCGGCACACGCGACGACGTTCCAGTTCGGTGTCGAGACGAAGGCCACTGGGTCGAGTCCATTCTCCTTGGACATCTCCATGACCTCGCGGAAGCGGGTCAGCATGGCGCGACCGTGCGCCGGCTCGACGTGCTCTAGCACCTCGAAGCACGTGATGATGTTGGGCAGGCGGAAGTAGTCCTCGCCCTCGTCACCGCGGATGTTGATCAGGTGGTTGCCCTCGACGTCCTTGTCGAAGTAGACCTGGTTCGACGCGAAGTCGACGCGGCCGAACGTCTTGATCGGGAATTTACCGTTGTCGAACATAGACTTGTCGAAGGTTTTAGACGGGTTGTAGTCGAGGCCGACGTACTCCTTGACGAGCAGGCGGTTCGAGTACAGCATGCGTGCCAGTGGCACGTCGCGACCGCAACCGACGTCGAGGACGCGGGCCGTCTTATAGGCGTGGTTGCCGAGCATGAACTTGCACACGTGCGACCAGCGTAGGCAGTGGCTCACGTAATCCCGGTGGATCAGGATCCGCTCTTCAGCGGTGTCGATCGACAAATGAGTATTGTCGATCGACTTGTTCCTAGCGTTCGCCACTTGTGTCTCCTCTGTACGTGACTCTTGAACAGTAGCACGTGTCGCGACGTGTTGTAAGTAGGGCTGAGACAAGTAGCCGGGGCCGAGGGCGACGATTTAAAGGGAGCTGCTGACGCAGACGAGTACAAGCACCCCTGCACTCCAGCTCCCTCCCCAGATACAAGAGAGGCCCCAGCCGAGCGACGACTGGGGCCTCAAGTGGCGCGTGCGAGTCTCGGGCGTCACGCGCCTAGCCGCTCAGGCTCCTCCGGGGGCTGGAGTCGCCGAGCAGGCTAGCTCGTGAGCCTCAGGCCTGGGCCTGGGTGGGCTTC